GCTCGGATGACGTATTCCCCTTTGGATAAGGCATAGATATTGGAGTCACTGGTATCTGTACCGATACCCTGAACAATACCACCGGTGTACATTCTTGGGAGATGTACCCCATCTATATGTGAAAGGTTCACCCCCAACCATCCGAATGCATCATTAATTACGTCAAGGAAGCCATTAAGGATGTTTACTGGTGTGTTGATAAAGTTCTCGATAAAGCTCAATACCCCGTTCACTACAGCCTTAAATGCCCCAGAAACCGCATCGCCGATGTAGGTTCCGACATTCACGAATATCCGGGTTATATTATCCCAGACATCACTAAAGAATTGGCCTATGTTAGAGAAAATGCCAGTTACAGTCTCCCAAATGCCATTGAACACTCCCCCGACCCAAGTAGCAAAATTGCCAATGACCTCTCCCATAGCCCCAAATACCGTCTCTACGGTGGCTTTAACTTCGTCCCAGTGGGTTATCAAAATAGTAATCGCGCCAGCGATGGCAGATATGATCATAATAATGGGATGCGCCTTGATGAGTGCAAATAGGGCGGTTAGCCCTGTGTACACCTTTTGTGCCGCAAATATAGCCACGATGCTTGTCAAAAATCCCATAACTCCGGCAAATATCGGGCTAAGCACAGCCCAATTCGTCTGAATGAATGTTACTACACCTCCAATTGTTTGCACAATACCCACAAGTGCATTTTTTATTCCATCTATAGCTGCTGTTATATTGTCGCTACCAATTTCGAGGATTATATCTCGTATAGCATTGCTAATGCTTTGATTCATTCTGGTCATCGTAGTGCTTATGCCACTTGACGCCGTTTGTGCACGTTCTTGTAGCGATGCGAAACCATTAATCCCCTTCTGGTCCATTTCTACAAGTGCATCCATTACGTCATTTACTGAGACTTCACCTTTTTGGAAGGCGTTATAGAAATCTCCCCCCATAACTGCAGAAGTATATCCCAGTGATTCCGCAAGCTCTAACATGACGCCCGGTGCTGCTTCCATTATCGTGCTCCAGTTTTCGCCTTCAGGTCTGCCTTTTGTGAGCACTCTCACAAATTGATAAGTGGCATTAGAGGCCGCCTCTGCTGAAGCACTATTTGATAGCATTGCATCAGAGACTGCTAGCACCCAGTCTGAAGCCTTGTCCACATCCTTAGTTACCGATACAAGTTGCTGGGTATATGATACCACCTCGTTTAACGGTGTGGGGACGTTCTCTACCCCCTTAACAAGTTTTTGTATGGAGGATTGAGCTATCTCAGCAGAATAGCCCATTTGCTCCATTACTTTCGGGAATCGTTCCAGAGTATCAGCCCTAGTTACCGCATCGCCAATTTGGTTAGATATTGTTTGTGTTACTTTCGAGAATATCTGCTGAGTAATCCCAGTGATTACTCCCATTTTCGCGGCAAAAGCTGTGGTGAATTTTCCACCAACGTTTACACCTTCAGCTTCCCCCACTCCAGATAATTCAGAGCGGATAGATGATGTCATACCCTTCATTGAGGGTTTTATCTGTATCCATGCCGTCCCAAGTGTTGTGCCTGCCATTATTTCGCCTTTCGGTTATTGTTGCTCCCGCATTTACAACCGCAAGCGTGGCGTTCTTTGACTACATTATAGCATAAAACATGATATAATCGTCCAAAGGGAATTTATGCCAAGAACAATGATAAAAAAGGGGACATTCAAGAAGATTTACGAATTAGTGTTACCTAAAATAAAGAGAAAAACAACGAGCAATACTAAGATCGCTCGCCGATGCAGCAGGTCGCCGTTCCCCACTCTAGAAGATGGCAATGTCACAATAGAAGTCTGGGGTACAATGGGTTCCGAGAAGTTGATAGAACGGCTTTACAGAGAAAACCATACTGAAAGAATACAACTAACACTAACTCCTACTTGTAATTATCAAATTAAACAAAAATGGCCGGAGCCCCCCTTTGTCAATGTGAACTTATTCAATAGTAGAGCAACGGAAAAGAACAACTGGATTGGGTACATCGGATACCAATATCCTGAAGATATAAACCTGGAAGAAATGGTGAGAGAGCGGGGTAACTTGAACGTATGGGCATCCTTGCACCATAGAGATGGTAGACCTTTTGTAAAGCTACATCTAAACAGCAGATATCAACCCAGCGAAAAGGACCTGATTAGAACATATATTTCTCACGATGAAAAACAATTAGCTTTCTTGGAAAAATTGTCCGTCAACACCGGCAAAGATTATATTCAAACCGATGTAGAGATAGACGCGGAGCAAAAATACTATATCTTCTCATATAACGGAACAACCGTAGGGAGTGCGACTGTGCAGAAGATCGACAAAAACCTGGCTGGTCGAGGAATAGGCAAGGCTTTTCTTCGCATCGCTCAATTCCGATTCAACGAAAATAGCGACAACAAGCACTATTCTACCCTAGTAATTCTAGCAAAGTGAATCTACTGCACAAACTTGGCTAGCCAACCAGGTTGTCTCTTTAGTACGGCTGTGGTCCTTGCACTGTTTGAAACTATCCGGAACGTTGTACGGCTTCGTTTGCTATTTGTGTCGACCCTTTTGACTTCAAATTCCCCTTCAAACCCAAAAGTCTGCAGAAACTCAGCCTTAACTTGGCCGAGCCTTTGCATCATCAAATCCTGTTCAATACCAGCAATCTCCGGGCTTTTCATGATCTCCCTAAGCCCCTGTTCGTTGTAATAAATACCTATCTTATGCATTACTTATCGTCCCATTCTAGCTTGGTAGCTTGATTATTCCTCTCCTCGAATATCTTAGCTAAGTCCATACTATCACACTTGGACTCTTCCCTCTTTTGTTCTTTGAGCTGTTTCTTAGCATTAAGCACATATTCTGGTTGGCTTAGCGGTGGAGCTTTAAGTGGTGCAGAACCTTTCTTCTTGTGCGAGTTGACGTACATTACGGCTAGAACATCCAGTATGTGCAGAATTTGTGACTGGACCTCCCTATCCCAGTTCCAGTCCTTAAATGGTGAATACTTGCAAACATAGCGTGATTCTGGCGGCAGATTAACAAGTAATCTGGCAAACCTACGGAAGCCTAGAGAAGCTATATCGAGGTTGTAGTATTGCTGGAAATCGGCCTCTACTATTTCGTAGTCTGCCACGTACGCCTCTGCGCACGACTGCCAGCTTTTGGGAAGGCTTCACCTATCCTCTCTACTACCTTCATCAATGATTCTTGTGAGAAATATCCTTTCTCCGCCTCGATATGCTTCCTGGTGTCATCGTAGACCTTCTCGCCACCTACAATTGCAAATAACATTGAAACAAAGTTAGGCAAATCATTCAATCGCTGCGCTTCGGCTAGGTCTTGTTGGAAGTCGAAGTCGTCCAGCAGTTGCTCGTTGACCTCTACCTCGTACCCATCCCAGAGTTCTAGTTTTCTGTTTGATTTAGACATTGTGCCTCCTGATAAGATTAACCGCCTTTACCGGAAGCGTGCCGTAGCTAATATTAGGCTCATTATAGCACAAAAAGAACCTGCCCGACTGGGTAGCCCCAATCCAATGGCAGGTCCTCGGTACATCTACAGGAGGTAGAATGTAACTTTACTCGCTCGCTGGAGCGGTCCAAAAGTCATCGTGATAGACTTTTTTACCGGTCAATGCTTGCGAGTCAAATTTGAATGCAGTGATAGTGACTGGGAAAGTCACAGGGTCACTGTTGTTGTAGGTCTGGTCTCCAGAGCGGTCAGCAAGCTGGCAATCTCCGTAAACAATACGATGATAGCGTGGATTTGCGCTACCGTTGTTCTGGATAGTGTCAACTACTATGATACCGCGAGGAAGCTGTTCGCCAGTCGTACCCGACCTTATAGCTCCACTGCTCTCTATAACAACATTCTCTGCGCCCCTCATGTACTGCAAAACAGCAGGGCGAATGGTTTCGAGAAGGTTGTAAGTGACAGTTTCGCCGAAGTCAGTTTGGTTCACCATTACGTTCTCTGGTCCCCAAGCCTTAATCACATCGGTTTCTTCAGATGTAGTCATAGTGACACCATCTTCAGTTACATAACCGAGGTTGACGTAGGCTGATGGCAGAGAGGCAGAGGCATCCGTTGGGAGCGTTGAACCGGCAGGTGCGAAGTAAATAGCTCCTCCGACCTTTGGTAGACCAATCGTGATGTTGTCTTTATTGTTCATCTCGTTTTCCTCTTTAGTTGATATTGGCCCTGTATAGCGTGGGTAATGCTATAGCACGCTATACAGAGAGCTTGCTGAATTAGCTATTAGCAACAACAGCAAATGCAGTCGGATCTAGTACGCGGAAACCGAATTTGAGTTCCATACGGATACAAACTTGGTTGACGTTCTGAAGATCGTAGCTACCACCATCTGGGTTACCATATTCGATAACTTTCCAGTCAGCAGCACCAGCAAAGCCAAGATACAACTTGCTCCAGTCACCGATGATGAGCTCGGTACCATTAGCACCAACCTCAGGAGTAGAAGCAGCACGCTTCCCAGCGATAGCACCACCAGTTAGACCAAACACACCGAGGCCAGGATATTTCTTCTCGTTACCTTCAGTGATGGAGGCTAATTTAGCGGCAGCTTCCGGAGAGATAGCTACGCCAGTGATATCTTGACCATTAAGAGCTGCAATAGCAGTCGCAAAGTCAGTATCGATAGCAGCAGCAGTCGTACCAGTACCAGGAACAGCAATGCTAGAACCAGTCTTGGTTAGATAGTCGCTTAAGTTGGCATCAAGAGTGTTGGTATTTGGATCAAGACCGTGAAGAACGACAGTATCGATGTCGCGTGGAAGGCTCTTGCGAGTCCAGTCAGAAACGAGTCTAGATACAAAGTCACCCTGTCTTTCCCTATCCCACATCATGAATTCGTCAGTAACTCTCTGAGAGTAAACTAACTTCACAGTCGTGAATGGTTTAGGAACTACTTGTCGGCCATTGTCAGGCTTCACACCACCTTCGTGGACTAAAGCGCCTTTTGCCCGG